AAAAGTTTGTAATTGAAGATTAAAAAATAATAAGTGTAAATTTACTTTTTTGTGTATATGATTTATGCATGAATACTAATATATTTACATTATACAACATAAACTATTTAGAAAAATATAACAAGTTTATCTGTATGTTTAAAGATTATAACATATCTGTAAAAGATGTTATTCCTGATCATTTAGAAAGCAAATACGAAGAAGATTTATCTTTATGTATAGAAGAGCTTAAGTCCGAAGATGATGATTATAACTTCCATAAAGTTTACGAAAATCATGTTCTTTTTCTTAATAATCTTAAACCAGCTAAAATTAACATGCTAGCTTACAAAGCTTTTCTTGAAATTGAAAAAAACGAAGTAGTAAAGTCAAATTTGTTAGCTTTTAAACCTTTTAAAGGTTTTGCAAATATTGTTAGATATAATCTTTCTAATACAGTAACAGGTAGACTTACAGTAAATCAAGGTCCAAATATATTAACTCTTCCGAATAGATGTAGAAAAATATTTGAATCAAGATGGGGAAATAATGGAAGTCTTTTGAGTGTAGACTTTAAAAATCTTGAGCCTAGATTTGTTAAAAAGATTTTAGGAGAAAATGTAGAAAACGACATCTATAACGAAATATTAAATATGCTTGATTTTAAAGAAGAAATTGACAGATCTTTAATTAAAAAAGCAGTAATATCTGTAATGTATGGCAAGTCAACGCCTATTGAAGGAATATCATTAAAAAGATCAGAAATAATTTTGCAGACAACAAAAGATTATTTTAATTTGCATAAAATATATGAAATTGCAAACGTTAAATATTTTGAAAAATATAGAAGAAACTATTTTGGAAGACCTATTTTAAACTACAACGAAGAAAAATCAAATAAAATAATTAATAATTTTATACAATCTTCAGCTGTAGACCTTGCAATGATTTATTTTAATCAGTTAACTAACACATTTGATGAAAACTTGGTAAAGCCTTGTTTTGTTATACATGATGCTTTTATTGTTGATGTACATAATGACTATTTAAATGCATTTTGCGAAATAACTTGTAATGGTTATGACGATGATAAACTAGGAAATTTTCCAATAGAAATAACACACTTTACAACAGGAGACAAATTAAGTGTTTAAAGAAAGAGATATTGAAAGCTTATGGGGCAAATACGAAAATTTACTAAAAAAGCTAGAAGACGATAATATAAATACTTTATTAGAAGAACAAGGACAAAGAATAATAGAAGCTTCTTATTCACAAAGAATCAAAGAACCTTTTTGCGGTATTGGCGGATTAGTTGAATATTCTTTAGAGTTAGCAAAAGCTTCTAGCGCAATTACAAAAGCGCTTAACTACGACTTAAATAAAGCTTCTTTGATAAAATGCTCTTTACTTTTAGTTTTAGGTAGAATTGGTACATTTAATCTTGATAGATTTATATTAACAACATCAGACTGGCACAAAGAAAAGCTTGGTCAATATTATGACTGGAACGAAGACTGTCCAAAGTATCAAGTTAACGATATGACTCTGTTTTTATTGCAAAGATACAATATTAGTTTATCATGGGAAGAGTGGCAAACATTATCTCTGGTTAAAGATATGTCTTCAGAAGATAACAAGTTTTATAATTTACATAAGTCTAGATTGACTTTGGTTTTACAATTGGCACATGAAGCTGTTATGAAAGATGAAAAAGATAAAATAGATGGTGTATATACTGTACCTTTTTAATAAATATATAATATAATAAAAGGTTCAGATATGCAAGATATATATCAAAAAGTTTTTGAAAGACTGCTTAATGAGTTTAGCTCGATGGGCGGAGGTGCAGTTGGAGGTGTTTCTACTCCTCTTGGCACAGGACCGCAAGCTGGTGTAGGTAAAAAAAGTATATACAAAAAATCTACAGCAACAGATAAAAAGCACAGGTCAAAAGGTAAAAAGAAAAAGACAAGAGTAAAGTCTGTTCAGTGGTATTTAAAGCACGGCGGCGCAAAAAGCAGTAAAAGATCTTTAAAAGAAAGCTTTAATTTTCTTTTTGAAGCAAAAAAAACACCTCAATTAGAAAATCTTTCTAAAGACCAGATTTTAGCTTTTATAGAACACATGTTAGGTAATGCTGTTGAAGGCTACCAAATAAGCATGACAGAAAAGTTTAGTGGCCAACACGTTTCAGTTTTAGTAGGTCCTGATGAATATTATACAGACGAAAAGACAGGTGAAACTATAAACAAAGGACCACAAGTTTTTGTTGCGACAAAAAGAAAATTTGATAAAATAAAAGCTAAAAGGTTAGAAAAAGGTTTGCCTGTAACTAATATTGATATTATGAAAACAACGTATAAAGAAATTTATACATATGATGAGTTTAAAAAAGAAAAAAGACATCTTCCGAGAAGAACAAGATACAGTTATTTTATGCTTTTAAATCGCTCAGGCGCATCACGTAGCATTTATAATGCGTTTAAACACTCTTACCCACACAAAATGCCAAAAGGAACTTATAAATATTTTGGTGTTGAGTCACTTAAGTCAGATGATAGAAAAGGTGACTATATATCGTACAGTATACCTGGAAGAAAAGAATACGCAGTTGTATACTCAGGAGACTTTACAGAGTCTGATGCTGAAGCTATGACAAATCCAGAATACAATATTTATTTTATGAACCCAGAGCAAGCAAAAAGATTTCCTGAAATTAACCAAGAGTTTATTGATGTGCTTTCGTCTTTAAGACAACAAATTCAAGATCATTCGTCTGGATCATTTAAAAAATTTGTTACAGAAAATATAAAACCTCAACTAACTGAATTAATTATAAATTCTTTAAGCGGTTCTTTAATTGCACCTAACTCTCCTTTTGAAGGACTTTTTGTTTCCATTAAAGATCAGATAGGATTTAAAATACCTAACCCATCTTATGGTAATTTACAAAGAATTCAAGCACCATTTGCAGCAGCATTTGAATATAAATCAGTTGATCTTAGAGCAGCATCACAAAGTCTATTTGAAGTTGCTGAAGCAATTAAAATGCAAGATATAACTTTAACTACTAGCGATCAAATAAAAAAGAATTCTACTGGCTACAATATTTTAAATTATGCAGTTACACTTGGAAACTTATCATTAAGATCTGGTTTAAGAGTTTTCTTTACTCCTGAAAACTTCCAGACATTTACTGATGACATAGTAAGTCTAATAAATAATCCAAGTAAAGGTTTGGCCAGTAAAATTATAAAAACAATGTCATCTTCAGTTCAGCGCAATTACAATTGGCATGTTGTTAATTCTGGTGACAGTTATAACAACCCGAATATTACAACTATAACTCAAGCTTTTGATGACTTATGCACTAAGATAGAAATATTAAAAGAATACAGAAAACAAAAAGCAAAAGAAGAATTAGAGTTAGAAAAATAAAAATAAAAATTAATGTGTAAATATTAAAATTATATTATATTATACGATCACAATTGGTGATCACAAATCAAATTAAAAATTAACCAATTAAAAATTAAACAAATACAAAATGAAAGGTAACGACTAATTATGGCAATTAACATGGACGCAATTCGTAAGAAGCTAGGACAACTAAGCGGTCAAAACTCAAAGAAAAACACAATGTGGCGACCCGAGGAAGGTTCTGAAACAACAGTTAGACTTCTTGCTTATCCAAATAACGACGGTCAACCATTTAAAGAGCTTATGTTCTACTATAACATTGGCAACAACCCAGGTCTTTTGGCACCTTATCAGTTTAATAAGCCTGATCCTATTCAAGAACTTATTACAAAGCTTCGCGATGAAGGTTCTAAGGAATCATACGAACTAGCAAAAAAGCTTTATCCAAAGATGAGATGCTACGCACCAGTAATTGTTCGAGGTGAAGAAGATAGAGGTGTAAGACTTTGGGCATTTGGTAAAACTGTATATCAAACTCTTCTCAATTACATGCTTGATGAAGACTACGGTGATATCACAGATCCTCATGAAGGGCGTGACGTAAGAGTTTCTTGTCAAAAGAATCCAGGCCAAACATGGGCAACTACTGACGTACGACCTCGTGGCAAAGATTCACCTCTGTCAGAAGATTCTTCTAAGTCAAAGCAGTGGCTAGATAATATTCCAGACGTTAACGATCTTTTTGAACTTAAAACTTATGAAGATCTTGAGCGAATTGTTAACGTATGGCTTAATGATGATGAAGAAGAAAAGCCTGAGACAACTCGTGGTGGCTCTAGTTTTAGTAAAAATGATGACTCACCAGATGCAATTAACGGTAAGTACAAGAGTTTGGATGACGCATTTGCAGATTTAGATTCACTTTAATTTAGGAGGTCAAGTAATGAAGTATATTGTTTTATTACTTTTAGCTTTTAATCTTTCTTGTGGTTCGTCTAATCAAGCTGCTAATATGCCTAAATGGGTTACATCACAACCTGAGTTGTGCGGTGTAGGTATTCATAAGCAAAGAGGAAATCTTGGTTCTGACCGTTCCTTTTCAGTTGCTAAAGGAAGACTTGATTTAGGCAAAAAGTTAGAGACAAAAATTATGTCTATGATGAAGCTTTATGAAGAAACAGGAGAAGTTGAGGCTGAAAGCTTTACTGAAGAGTTAGCTAGATCTGCTTCTGTTAGTTTATCAAAGACAGTTGTAAATGGATCTAATCCAGAAAAAGTTATAGATGATGGTTTATACGTTTACTCTTTGGTATGCTTAAAGCCTGGTGCTTTAACAGAAGCAATTGGAGATATGAAAACTCTAAGTCATGCTCAGAAAAAAGCATTAGCAAGAAGAGCTCAATCAGCCCAAAAAGAGCTGGCTGAGTATATGGAAAATTATTAATTTAGAAAGTTACACTATATAATGGCAAAAGCTAAAAAAAAAGAAGAGTTAGATGACTTTACATCTGACTTAATAAAATCCTTGAATAAGGAAAGAGGCTCTAGAGTCGCTTATAACCTAAGTACTGATGAGTCTCCAACACATGTTAAAAGATGGATTAGTACTGGATCAAAACAATTAGACTAT